TAAATGATACATTCTTCATTAAAGATATTATAGTAAATAAGACATGGGATTCTATGGATTATGAAGAACGCGAAAGTGTTTTAACAGCAGCCAGAGTACCTTCACCAAGATTCATTTCAAAATCATGGAGAGAAATGCCACAAGAATTAAAAGATGCATTAACTAAAGAAGGATTCACATATGAACAGGGTGAAACAAAAGAATCAGAAACAAAAGATCATGAGAGAACAGGTAACTTCCAAGATAAATCTGATGTAGAACCAGAAAATGCATTAGGTAATGTAGGTAACAGACCTGACTTAGGTATATCAGGTAACGTATCAAGACAGGTAGATGCACCTGAAGATTATGAAGGACAAACACATGACGATAAATCAGAAGAATTTAAACACGAAGAATTAAAACCAGAAACAAAAGATGATGGTGCAGATATAGATCCGGCAACTGGAAAAAAGAAAGATGTTGGTTCAACCTCTAGTGGTAGTGCAACAACTGCAACTCAAGGAGCAGCAAACTTTGTATATTCTGATGTAAAACCATACAAAACAAAGAAATTCAGTGAAGTCAATGTTAATACATGGGGCTTAAGATACACTAAAGAAGAAGAAAAAGAAGAGTAAACCTTTAAATACACTGAAAGCAATACCTTTTTATATGAGACGAGATGAACCGAAACATTGTATAGAGTGTAACGCTACACTACCTTGGAGATATAAAGGTAGACAAAGAATATACTGTAGTAATGAATGTAGGAAACTTTATACATCCAAGAACCCAAAACCAACCAGTGATTAAAATCTACGTGGACGGTGGAACAAGAGGTTCAAGAATATGTCTTGTTGATACTAACAAAGATGTAACTGTTATCAAAACAAGAGCCGGAGATTTAACAAATAATGAATTAGAATATCTAGCATTATTATATTCATTAGAATACATTAGAAGTAGAAAATCATATTATGAGAAGGATATAACAATATACTCTGATTCAAAATTAATAGTTAATCAAGTTAATGGTGGGTGGAGAGTCACTACTGAAACACTAAGACCGTTATATAAAAAATGTATGGAAAAATTATTAGATAATATTACTCTAAAGTGGGTTCCTCGTGAGAAGAATCTTGCTGGGATTGTCCTTGAGGATAAGTAGCCTTTGGGCTTTCTGATGTTGGGTTATGTTCATTATAGAAATTTAATATTCTCTGAAACAATACAGAATCACTTTCATACATATCACCATTCTTTGTTTTCTTAACTAGTTTGGCGTGTGTTCTAAGTTTTTCTTTATCTTCCCATCTCACACTTATTGTGGTGTGTGAGTTACCTACCTTTCTACGAGCCATATTAAATTATAATACCTCACATATATAAGTCTTTTAATAACATCCTAGAACTTTAATTCCATGATCAAACAAACAGTAATCGTCTATCCACAATGGTTGTGGTTTCTGAAAACCATCAAGTCCATATAGATAACCAAGCATAAATTTATCTGATATTTTAATCTCAAATACTTCACTAGCAAATGGCTTTAAACTAGGTGTCATTGTAGAACGATAGTGACCGTTTGGAGCAAGGCTTTCATAATGTCCAAGTCCTAGACCATGACCAAGCTCATGTAATACTATATTATATACAGTTTGTAATGGTAGTTGTTCTTTTGCAAGGTTTATTTTAAACTTAGTTAAACCTGTTTCTGGGTCTTTCTCTGCATCGTCAAAATTCAATACTATACTTGTGTTCTTTACAGCATGAAGATATACTACTATGAATGTGAATTTATGAGAACTGTTAGCAAAATCAATACCTGTTAAACCCAATGCTTTATTATCTGGGTCTTCATTAAATGCTTCATAAGTTAAAAATATATTACAATGTCTATATTCATCAGGGGTTTTATTCCAATGTTCTTCATAAGGAACAGTTGAATGTATATTCATAGTCCAATCACCATCAGGTAAGAATTCTGTCATTGCTACTTGCCAATCAAGTACGGCTCTCCACGATTCTTTTTCTACGTCTTTCCAATATTCTGCATCAACAATCTCTGGGTTAGGTTCAAACACACATACATCTGGTCTTACATCATGCCTTACACCAAGTAACTCATATCTATCAGAGCCCTCATCTGGATATTGTGCATATGCAGATACTGTGAATACTATACTTACTGAGAATACTATCAATACTAAAGATAATATCTTGAGTTTATCCATAAATTTAATGTTTTTTTGGGTAATATAAAGATTTATATTTGGCTGTTTTAATCAATAGTTATGGGCTCAATAATGAACGCCAAATACAAAGGAACCTGTAGCTATTGTGATGCTGAATGGAAGGTTGGAGATAAGATATATTATCAGAAAACACCAAAAGCAATATGCATTGAAGAAAGATGTTTTAGTGAGCAGGGTGGTAAGGTATCTGAATGGAAACCACAAGAGAAAAAAACTGGTAGTTTCAACACTCAGCCAGACACAAATTTGAAAATGGATATACCAGATGTACCAGTATCAGATGGTGTTAAACAATGTGCCGAGATGGTTTTACAATGTCTTGTTACAGCACATCATATGACAAAGTCATTGTACCCTAAACTAGATGAGGAGACACACACCTTTGGACAAATCCGTTCCAAGATTACAGACCAATTATTATCTGTATGTCACTTAACTAAAGAGTAGGTTTATATTAGGTATCTATTTCTATATTGTAATGAACGTTAGTGAAGTCGTTGACATCGAAGGTTCTTTCCAAAACAGCGTTGCTGTTAAGGCAGGGGATAAATTCACAGTTCAAGGGTTTAGCGTAAGACACGTTGAATCACTTGGTTCAGATATAGTAGAGATCAAAACTACTGATGGGATTAAACACTCATTCGGTAAAACAGTTATTGGTCAAGCAAAATCTGAATACTGGAATGATGTCGTAGAAAAATGTGTATCGAAAGATGCATCAGATGGACTTGATGTATATGTTGTTGAGAAGGAAGCAGAAGGCACAGGCAGAATAATGCTCGCACTTTCTATGTTTCCACCAAAACAATAAATACTTCAATCTTCTTTTTTTTATTTATATGTCAAAAGATAGTGATAGTGTAGATGATATTTTCGAAAGACTTATATTAATAAGGAAAAAAATACGTAAGCATGGTAAGACAAAAATGTCCAAGGTGTGATTGGGAGATGGGTGAACTTAGTGCTTGTCATTTGAGGTGTCCTAACTGTGGTGCAGAGATGGACTGTTCTGATAAGGGGAGCACTTGGTAATGAAATGGCAGAAACAACCTGATGGAAAATGGAAACTATATTCAAAGAATAAAAAAGATTATAATTACTATGCAACATATGCATATAGAGATAAGATTAAAAAGAAACTTAGTAATATTTGGGTTGATTGTACAATACCTAATTGTAAAGATTGTGGTGGTAGATATAATCTAGCAGCCCCGTGCCCTTGGCATTTATCTGATTCATATGAACATAATAAAAAACGTATTGAGTTTTTCAAAAAGTTAAAAGCAAAGAAATCAACAAAGAAAACAACAGACGATAATGAAGAATACAAAGGTTTATATGAGTAGAGTTTTCTCAGACTGGTAATGACGAGACTGAAAGGAATCACTGGACGAAGCAAGTCATCGAAGACTATTGTCATGGCATCAGACATACACGATATGTCTAAGTTAGCAGTATGTTCTAAAGAACCATACAACTCTGAACTAGATCAAGTCTGTAAACTCACTGGTTTACAAAAAGGTTTGAACGAAGCATGGGTAACTGGTGCAGAAGAGATTGCTGATGATCATGGTAAAGTGGACTTGGTAGTTTACAATGGTGAACCAATTGATGGTGCTAATAAAAAGCAACTAGGAAACCAATCGTGGACTACTAATCTAGAAGACGGTATGTTGGACTTTATGAAATTAGATAAGTCTTTTAAACGAAAAGACTGTCTGTTTACTAGAGGCTCTGGATATCACACCCAAGTAGACGGTACTAATGTTGAAGAGATATTAGGAAATAGAATGGGTGCACTAAAGTATAGAGCATGGGGTGGCGAAGGTTACTCTGATGCTTTTGCTAATGTGAGTATCTATGGAAAAGTGTTCAACTTCTCACATCACATAGGCTACTCAAAGTCTATGGCATATAGGTCAACTGCTCTAGCAAGAGAGATGGCTAACCTACATTTTGAAGATGATAAATTAGGTCATATTGATGTAGCTGTAAGAAGTCATGTGCATTATTTCTGGCATAATGAAAGTGTCAACAGACATGGAATAATTACTCCAGCTTGGAAGTTCCCTGACTACCATCTATTTAGAGGTGGTGTTGCAGGCACAACTCCAGACATTGGATTTGTAACCTGTACTGTGGAACCAAACGGTGAGTTGATCTTCAAGAAGTACATCAAACAAATCAAAGTCAAACCAAAGGTGTTGTATGTATGAGTAAAAAGAATACCATATTGATAACACTCAAACAATCTGACTATGAATTGTGTAAGACTTTTAGAGAAAGAGTTTATGATGCACTACCAAAAGGTGAACCGACAATACCATCTGTGGTTGGAAAGGCTATGGGGGTAAATAGAAGGGTTGCTTTAAATGCTCTAAATCAATTAGAGAAGGAAGGCAAACTTGTCTCAGAGAAGGGCTCTGTAAAATTTGAAGATGCTACTTGTAGATGTAGAATATTCAAAAAGATATAACCCAACACTACTTTTTATATAACTGATTTATATTCAGGTTAATTTATATAGACCAAACTATTAGAAGTCTCTATGTTCGTTAACATTTGCTGGAAAAGAGATGGAGAAGTAAAGAAATCATGTGTTCATATAGACAAACTATATCCTATGGTAAAAGAGATAGAGTCTCAAGGCGTAAAGACTTGGTTTGAAATACAAAAAAATTAATAACTTAATAACTTATATTATATAACTTATTAACATTATTATTTTTATTATCACTTATAGAATAATACGAGTTAGGTTTATATTGGGTAAATAATTAATAACCCTATGGCAAAAATTAGATCGATATCAATATCAAAAACAAGTGAGCCTATACTAGAAAGGCTAGATGAACTTAGACCAAACAACATATCATTTAGTGAGATGATTGCAATCGCTTCTAATGAATACATAAAGAACCACGACCCAAACAATATGAAGATTGATGAATTTGAATCAGACAAAAGAGTTGTACCAAGTTTCTATGCAGATATAATTACATGGCAAGAACTAATCAGAGGTTCTGACATAGGCAGACTTAGAGAAATTCAAGAACGATTGGTTCAACTAGAGAACCTAGTTAGACAGAGAGAGGAGGTACTATTAAGATGACAGAAGCAACACCTTCCTATTACAAAGATGAACTTTATACTATTTTATCACACCCAAGATATACTGATGTGATTGATGCACTAAGACCTAACAGTACATATACAATAGATGTGAGTGATGTTAAACTATTAGATATTTATTTGGAAACAGGTAAGGCATTTTTAGATTATTTATTTGATGCAGTATTACATATCATTTCTGATAAGAAAGGAAGTAATGTTCAACATACATTTAGGAACCTAAAGATAGAACTAACAGGTACATCTAAAGTCACAATGCATGAGGTTTCTTCTAGAGAATATGAGGGTAAGACTGTTACATTTGATGCTACTATTATTGCTGCTGATACACCAAAGACATATGTTAAGAGAGGTACAGCAGTCTGTAACATATGTGGTTCAGAAGATGATGTGGTAGCCAATTTAGATAGAGAGATAAATATACCAAGATGTTTGACACCATCTTGTAAACTAGCAAAGATGAAATTAGATTCAAGTCGTATAGTAACAGACGATATTCAAACACTACTCATGCAAGAGCCTATGGAAACATCTAGAAACCATAGCCCTGCTATATTCACAGGTAAGATTATTGGTACCAATGTAGGAACTGTATTCATAGGACAACCAAAAAGAATTACAGGTATATTTAGAAGTATAGTAGATGAGAAAACAAACGAGAATGAAGTTATAATAGATGTCGCAAGTGTTGAAGACTTGGAAGCTGTTGAGTTAATTAAACCAGATGAAGATACATTATCCAAACTTAAGAATAGAGCAGAGAAAGAACCAGAAGAATACAAGTCAGAAATTATAAACTCATTTGCTCCACACATATTTGGGTATGAGAATATCAAAGAATCAATATTACTTACATTGTTAGGTGGTTCTAATAACTCTGAGAAAAGAGGAGACATACATATGCTAATGGTAGGAGATCCTTCTATGGCAAAGTCTGAAATATTAAAGTCAGCTAAAAAGATTACACAGAAATCAATATACACATCAGGTAAAGGAGCCACAGCAGCCGGACTTACAATAGGTATGGTTAAACTACCTAATGGAACACAAGTCGCACAAGCAGGTGTGCTACCATTATGTAGTGGTGGCTTTGCGTTTATCGATGAGTTTGATAAGATGGGTAGAGAAGATAGATCATCTATGCATGAAGCAATGGAACAACAAACAGTGTCCATCGCCAAAGCAGGTACAAAGATGACACTCCCTGCTGAAGCAACAATACTTGCAGCAGCAAACCCAAAGTTTGGTAAGTATGATTCACAACAAACACTTGGTGATAACTTGGAAGTACCATCTCCATTAATATCTAGATTTGATATCATCTGGTTATTCTTAGATGAGATACATAGAGATAAAGATAGAGCAAAGGCTAAACATATTATAGCCTCGTTTAAGAAAACAGGTAAGTCAGAATACAACACATACTTATCTGACACAGAATTAATGTCAGTGTTAAATTATTGTAGAGAGTTAGAACCTGTACTAAATGATGAGACAGTAGATAGAATGTTAAAACTATATGAGAAACTTAGAGACTTAGGTCGTGATGAAGAACAACAGAAACTACCTGTCGGTGTCAGACAACTAGAAGCAATAGTAAGAATGTCAACAGCACACGCAAAACTAATGTTAAGAAGTATAGTATTACCGGAAGATGTTGATGCAATACAGAAAATACTAAGTGAATCATTAAGTTCATTTGGACTTGACTTAGATAAAGGTGGGTTTAATCAAACATTCTTAGACGGTATAAAGACTAAAGATACTAAAGAAAGAATAGCATTAAGTGTGTGGTATAAGATTGCTGATGAGAAAGGAAATGTAAAGTCTGAAAAGTTTCTAACAGAACTAAGTCAGGCTCCAAAGTTTGATGAGATGAGTGCTTCAAGATACTTTGGTGCATGGGAACAACAGAATAAAATAAAGATGAACCCTGATGGAACATGGAGAAGAACTTAATGGACTTGGATAATAAAATAATACTAGTGATAGCAACTGTTGCACTACTAACAATATTCATTGGGGAAGCATTTGCAGAACAACATGACTTTACTAACACACTACCTAACTATCTAGAGATAGAAAGAAATGATGTTATATTTTTAGAGAACTTAACAAACTCTACAATTAACTTACGTCATACAGGTGGGTTGTTTTCATCAGGCTCACTAAATACTAATGGAACATGGACAGGTAATATGCCTTATGAAGCAGGGGTATATGAATGGATTAATGTAAACTCAACAGGTACTATAATCATTAAAGATAAAGTAATACCACAACAAACCATAGTTGTTGAAGATAATATAATACAAGGTAATGTAGAACCTGACACACCTGTAGCAGTAACAGTAGTGTCACCATCAAAAGAAGTAACAAACAAAGTTATTACACCTGACAGCAACGGTGACTTTGAAACAAAACTAAACCCTAATGAGAAAGGAGAGCATCAGATTTATGTCACACAAGATAGTCATACATTGAGAACTACATACACAGTGGAAGATGAATTTAAAAATTTAGAACTTAGACTTGACATACTTAAAACACTTAGAGATATCTTGGAGATAATATTTGGCTAGTAGGTGGTGGGTATTCATTGGTTGTGCTTGTATATGTACAGGGGTTCTTTTACCTATTGGTATAATTATACTTGTGTTCTACTTTATTGATTATATTTTTGGTACTAAGAGAGACACACCATTAGTTAACACTGGTACACAATACATTGACAATCATTATACTCAGAATATAGGTGAAGCAAAGTTTAACACATTCAATCAAACAGGTGATGATAAGACAGACCCTGATGATGAGGAAATGCAAACATTTAATAATAGTAAACCTATGGACTATATGGATTATGAAACTAGAGAGGATAATAAATGAGTGAAGAAGAAATAGAAACTCCTATTGAAGTTGAAGAAACAAAGCCTGAAGTTGACTTGAGTCTTTCTCAACTTGCCGGACTTGGTGCAGTTTCGGAAAAAAAACTCAACGGATTTGGAGTAACAAGTTTAATTGATTTATGTATTAGAGGCTCTCGTGAACTAGTAGAGATAACAGGCACTGCTAAATCTAAAGCAGATGCATGGGTGTTCGAAGCACAAAAGATACTAGAAGGTGCAGGCATGGTAAGAGATACCACAATGTCTGTCACTGAACTAATGGAATACCAAGAGAACTACTCAAGAATACCAACAAAATGCACAGCAGTAGATGAGTTAGTTGGTGGTGGTCTTGTACCAGAAGCAGTCTATGAGGTTTATGGT